CCCGCCATCTGGGTATGTAGCAGCTCAGATAGCATACAATGATGAAGTTGCTGACCCTTGGGATGCTCCAGCTGGATTCAACCGAGGTCAATTGGATGTTATTGCTCCGAGTTATATCTTTACAGAAGGTGAACGGGATGTGTTGTATCCGCAGCAGATCAATCCAATTCAGTTGTTCCGTGGCGAAGGTACGGTTATTTGGGGTCAAAAAACCCTTCAGAAGAAGTCCTCTGCACTGTCGAGTGTCAATGTTCGGCGTCTGTTGATCGTCCTTCAGAAGGCAATAGCTATCTCTTTGCGGACCTTCTTGTATGAGCCGAATGATGAGGTTACTCGATTCCGTGTGAAAGCTCTGTTGGACGAATATCTGGATAAGCTGTCTGCGCAGGGTGCATTTCAGCGTGAAGGAGGTGACCAGGGGTACCATGTTGTCTGTGATGAAACAAATAACACCCCAGCGATTATTGATGATGAGCAGATGAATGTTGATGTGTTTATTAAGCCGATTCGAGCAGCAGAATACATCAAGTTCCAGAGCATCATCACAACTACTGGCGCTTCCTTCGAGGAGCAAATTGCTCGTGGGGTGATGTTCTGAGAGGAGTTCTGCCAATTAAGGAGGTTGTACCATGGCTGATATGTCTGCCGATGTTTTGAAGAGTTTGACCAACCCAGCAAAGTCGTTTTTGTGGGAGGTCTTGTTTACTAATCCGATTGGGGGCGGTGATGCTGATGCTCTTGATACGCGATGTCGATCAACCTCAATCCCAGGTCGAAGTACATCGACAATCCACATTCCTTACAAAGGCACTCCTGGTATACAGGTGCCCGGAAAGCTCACTATGTCCCACAGCTGGTCTGTGACCTTCCTTGAGAATACTGAAGATCGAAAGACGTTTGATGCTTTGTATGAATGGCATCAGGCGATTGTGCATGATCGAACAGGTGTTGGAGGGCCGGATCCTTCTATCAAGTCGGATATTTATCTTCGGTGCTTGGACCAAGCTGGATCAACCTGGTTAAGTATCAAGATGATTGGATGTTTCCCAGCTGAAATCGGTGAAGTGAGTCTGTCTTATGATGACAACTCAACAATCACTTTCCCTGTTACTATTAGTTATGACCGATGGGAGAGGATGGACTAAAGTATGGCTATTCCTGGAGTACAACCCCTTGGATATGACCTATCGGGACTGGGGTTCACAGCTCTGTCAAAGACATGGGTACTGCAGCGTCAGTATCATTGGCAGCTGTTTATGCCTCACGTCATTAACGGAGTTCTAGGTCCTTTTGTGTCCCAATTCTGTCAAAACATCCGAATAGGTAACTATGGTATCCGTCAGCTGAGTACAATACAGTATGGAGCCCATCAGAGGTTCTATGCCGGATTGCAAGGTATTCAATCTGCAAACTTGTCCTTTCTTATGCCTGTGGATAATTCAGTGATGGACTACTTCCATGGGTGGTACCACCTAATGGTAGATGAGAATGGATATTATTATCCAAAAAATAACTACAAGAAGCAGATTTATGTAGCGATGTATGATCGTTCTGGTGTTGAGTCAGTTCGTTTGCTTCTCAAGGGTACTTTTCCAAGAAACAAACCGACAGTGGATGCTTCCTATGAAGGAGGGGAGCTTCTTCATTTGGGTGTTGTTTTAAGTGTTGATAAGGTTGAAGTAACTAGCCTTATTGGATCAATCCGATCAGGTATCACAAATGTGGTAGGGGATGTGGCACGGAAGACCGCTGAAATGCTTGGTGATGTAGGTGGCACAGTACAAGGTGTTGTCAGTGCAGCTGGTAACATCTTCTAAGGCCAAGGAAGTGCTACACATCACAACTAGAATTAGTATAGGAGAAAGCATATGAGTACAAGCTACCTTCCGGTGCAGTTGCCCTCCGGTGGACAGACCTATCTTAGTGTCTCATCAGAGGACATTACAGTACGCCCATATACAGGAGAAGATGAGAGCATTCTTGCTCAAATCAATCCAAACAACATCGAAAAGAACTTCCTAGTTATCCTTAAGAGGGTAGTCTCGGGAATTGATCCAAAGTACCTTACTCTCGGAGATCGATTGTACTTAATTCTCTGGCTCTTTATCAATTCGTATTCCGAGACAGTACAAGTTAGCCAGACTTGTAGTCACTGTCTTCAAGATACAGAGTTTACTGTAGATCTTCGGAAGTTCGAAACTAAGCTTCTTAATCCAGACCTTCAGATTCCGACTCCTGTTCAGCTTCCTGTTTCTGGAGCTACAGTTCATCTTCGTCCATTGACAGTTGGTGATGAGGTTGCTGTAGAGAAGCTCGCCTCTTCTGGAGCTGATGTACATCTCTATCGGTATGCTCGTTCTATTGTTGGTGAGGATGATCCAGTAGGAAAGATGGCAGAGATGCGACATTGGCCTGTGAAGGACATTGCTCGGATTCGATACTACCATGAGGTAGAAGCCGATCATGGGCCCCTTATGAACACTGTCCTCCCATGTCCAAAGTGTGGTGAGGAGGAGGTGGTTTCGGTCCCCTTTCGATTTGACTTCTTTTATCCAGAAGGTGCGACCCTTGGAGCTTGTTTTAGAGCGTGAGTACTTTCTTTGTCAACAAGTTCCTGGGTTTGATCTCGGAACTATTCGACAAACCCCAAGTCGAATTCTTGAGTGGTACTGCGGTCGTATTCTGCGAGAAATCCAAGAGCAAGAACAGCAGAACCAAAGGTAGAGCACATGGATGAAAATCTATACAACAGAGATCGACAGAGGTACTACCAAGAGAAGTTTGGAGTACTGCGTAACAATTTGCAGAGTCTCAGAGCACTGCAGATAAAATACTCTCGTGACTACCTGCCTTTCTATGAGGCCCTGTCGTCTGCTTATAAGGTAGGGCCCAATAAGAAAGCTGCTACCGAAGGTGTTCGAAAAGTAAACAAGATTATAGTCCTTCTGACCAATGTGATACAAGGTGGGACAATAACAGCGCAGGATGTATCAGCTCTGTATACACTAGTTGATGAGCTTGAGGAAAATCGACAGTACTTTCTTGATCAAGCTTCTAAGGTTCAAGCTCTTCAGACTAAGCTCGAAAAGATTTCTGAAGAAACAGGTGTGTCCCTAGAAGACCTTGGAGTATCGCCTGAGGTGGCACGGAAAGCTGTTCGTCGTGATGTTCGAGCGGGGCGAGCACAAACTATTTCAGTATTGCGGAGACAGTTTCCGCAGACCCGAGCAGGTGTTTCTCGTGTTCTAGGAGGTCTTGGAGCTGCTGTAGCAGGTCCTTTCACTCCGCTCTTACGTATGGGGCTGGGGGCAGGTAGGGATATTTTTGAATTCACAGGGGCTGTGAGTCGCATGCTTCGAGAAGCTCGACAGCGACAGTTTGCTGCTCAGTTTCAGCCAGTAGCTGCTGGTTTTCCAGTAGAAGGTTTGGAACAGGTACTTGCTGCTCGAGGATTGCCACCTGCTGTATCTGCCTTTCGCGGTGTGCAGCAGAGGCGGATTTCTCTTGATGAGCAGACTAGACCTTTGTATCACTTCTTTGAGAAAGGGGCTTATCGAGCTAAGTGGACCAAAGAGCTCCTCCAAAGTATGCAGAAGGCAGCTAAAAAAGAAAGAAGCCTCGGTGCTCTTGGGTTAGGGCGTCTAGCTTCGTTGTTCAAAGGTCTTGGGTCAGCTATTCTACCATTTATTGGAAAAGCAGGATTGTATGCTCTCCTGGCTGCTGGCGTAGGTCTGTCTGTTAAGAAGTTTGGAGAGCTAGATAGTGCTATTACGAAGTTTGTAGATGCTCAGGAGAAGCGGCGGGAAGCTGCTGAGAAATCAGCTAAAGCATCGGTAGAACTTCGCAAGAAGTTGGAAAAAGACCCTGAGGTGTTAAAAGCCATTGCAGCAGCGAGAGGACAGACACCGACTCAGTATGCTCAGGAGCTTGTTTTTCGAGAGCAACGAGCCCAACTAGAGGAATGGGCAGCTCGGCCCTGGTATCAGAAGACTCTTGATTTTTACCTTCGAAGAAAACCACCTGAGATTCAGCCTTTCTATGAGCAAGTAGAGAAGCTTACACGAAGAGCTGCTCCCCAGCCGGGGGCACAGTCTCAGCAAATACAAGCCCCACCTACAATTCCTGGGTTGATGGATCAAGATGCAACATCACCGTTGGTATCTTCAATACAAGAGCTAATTCAGGAGCTGAAGAAGGAACAAATTGGCGATACATCTATGTTGAAGATAGGAGACCCTTATGATTCAGCAAACCCATTGATAGGTCCTCATGCTGATGGAGACTTAACTCTCGGAGATTAGAAAAGATGATGGACTACCGAATTGTCAATCCAGTTGGGCAAGAGCAGAGAAGTGAGCGTTTCACTGAAGGTGGGGTGGCGCAGTTCCAGGATGTTCAGAAGCCAGGCAAACGCGAATTTGCTCTCGCAGAGTATGGCTATGTAGCAGATGGAGATCCAGTTCCGATTGAATATCTTGCTCGTGTAACAAGTATCCGGAACGCAGCTACTGTTGTTGCTCCCCTCCAAGATGATATTCTTCTTCGTGTAGAATCTCGGTGGGAGCCGCTTGTTCCAGCATCTTTGTTAGCTACAGGAAATATGGCGGTTCAGATAGCAACAAAAGGAAGAAGATCGCTGATTACAAAAGCAACTACCCGGCGTATGTGGACTGGGACATCGCCTATGATTATGTCACTTCGTATGCGATTTGAAGCAGTAAGTGATCCCCTCAAACAGGTTGCAGAGCCATGCCGAATACTACAATCTATTGCTTTACCATCTCAACCAGAGAATGGATACGCTCACCCTGCAAGAACTACATTTGAGAAGGTCCAACAAGTTACAATAGATAAACTTCCTTTGCTAGGGCCCCCAGGTCCTACACCATTTACAATTGAAGGGATCCTGAATAATCGTCAGCCTAGTAGTGAGTTTGAAGATCTTACTGGTCTAGCTGAGGGTCTCAAGGGCGGTGATAAGATTATGGTGGAGTTGGGTCGATTCATCACCTTCTATAATGTCGTTGTTCGGGAGGTATCAGCTGCTGTCCCAATCAAATTTGACCAGCATGGAAATCCAATTAGTGCAACAGTCAACATGATTTTTGAGACCTATGAGATGATGACGGTCGAAGGTTTGAGTGATTCTTTTCAGAAGACAGTTGCTTCGAAGAACAATACAGGAATAAGTCGCTTTCCTAACACCTAAGGTGATATAGTATGGATCGAACAAACTTTTATACATCTGTAACAGTTGATGGGACACAAGAGTTGGACTTTTTGTGGAACCCATTATCAGCTTTTACAATGGAGTACGACCCTACTTACTATCGTGTGACAGCTGTAGATGATATGCGTCTCCGGATCTTATTAGCTACAAGGTATATGGGACAGTTCGTTTTTGGTGGGTGATTTGTCTAGTTAATGAAATCAATAACCCTCTTACTGAGATTGAAATGGGTACAGTCCTAACGATCCCGAGTAAGCTGGATATTATGAACTTTCAGAGGAAGTATCGGGTTCGGAGAAATAGCTAGTGCAAGTTGTTGGTAATTACATCTTGAATATTGAAATTGGTGGTGTTGTCACGACAATTCCCCCACAGATGATTCGTGAGTTGTCTATTACAGAAGACATAGATCGTTTACTACCAACTTTCAAGATGTCTTTGAGGGATGTTACCAAGGTCCTCTCAGATGTTACTCCATACGACAAGAGTGCGAATTCTATTCGGATTGAGTTTGCTCGAGGTACTGATACAACTGAGTTGAATTCCTATGATTTTCAGGTGAAGCAAAGGAGCTTCCACTCGCTTGTAGAAAAGTATTCAGTGACTGGTGTGCTTGATATTCCTGATGTTCTGTCACAATATCGGAATCGTGTTTTGACAGGAAATGTCAAGGCGAATATCGAGACGATTGCTTCAGAAGGGATGGGGATCTCCTCAACAGAGGTAGGGTCCTCACTTGACTTTGAGAAGACGATCCTTCAGCCGAACTGGACAGATGCTAAGCTTCTTCGATATCTTCGTCGGAACTTAGTTGGGCGAAATAATGAAGGAGGTTACTACACCTTTGTTAAGGTGGAACGTGGTGGGAAGATCTTCGTGATGAAGAGTCTTGATGAGCTGTTGTCTACATCAGTGAAGTATCGGTTCATCATTGGCCACCGTGGTTATCAGGAGTTCTATCCTGTTAGTGAGTACCAGGTCTTTGATAATAGTCCGTTTTTGGCAGATCTTGGAGGTCAAACACAGTCCTACTCCTATTTTGATTGGGATACTGGGACCTATGTTAGTAAGCAGATCCCAATTGCTGACTGCCCGGCGTTGTCAGAGTTCTTTCTTGTTGATAAAGACAATAGCAGTGACAGTGTTCTCTATACAACTACTGGTCGATCTAATGTGTTTACTACTGACTTTGATGGTCGGGTACGCAATGATTTCTACCGTCGGGTAGGTACTAGTGTTGCATTGTGGATTTCTACATGGGGTCTAGAGAATATTTCCCCTGGCGATATCGTTCAGGTTGTGTTTAGTGAGGCTCTTGAGAGGGATAATTTGTTTCTCTACCAGCATACAGGTCTGTGGATGGTGAAACGAGTAGTACATCTGATCGGTTCATCTTTTATGACGAATTTGGAGCTGATTCGATGTGGGATTGACACTGATTTGGATACAACATTGTTGAAGACCACCAATCGGAAAATTCAATGAAATTATACGATGGAATCTACCGTGGCAAGGTAGTTTCAACATCAGATCCTGATCAGGTGGGTCGTATCAAAGTGCAGGTGTATGGTGTCTTTGATGAAGACATGGAGGCTGCAAACCTGCCGTGGGCTGTTCCAGCGTATCCAATATCTACAGGAGCAGGATCTGAGTATGGATATTGGGCTGTTCCAGAGGTTGGATCTCATGTGTTTGTTTTCTTT